CGCTTTCAAAAAGATAATGAAAGCTAAAGACTGGTTAAGCCTTTTAACGGGAGGTGAGAAAGATGGCTGAAGGCGTAGAGGTCGCAAAAGCGGTAGTAACTATTATTCCGTCTCTTGCCGGAGCGCAAAAGACTATTACCAAAGAGCTTACGGGCGCCAGCGAACCAGCTGGAGACAAAGCAGGCAAATCAGCCGGAAGCAAATTCACCTCCGGCCTTGGATCTGCTATCAAAAGCGCCAGCAAAGTGGCAGCATCCGCTTTCGCGGCGGTTAGTGCTGCGGTTATAAGCACCGCAAAACAGGCGGTCGCTTCTTTCGCGGACTATGAACAGCTTGTCGGTGGCGTTGAAACGCTTTTTAAGGATTCCAGCTCTACTGTATTGGAATATGCTCAGAATGCCTATATGACGGCGGGTGTATCAGCAAATGATTATATGTCCACCGTGACTTCCTTTTCGGCGAGCCTTTTAAGCTCGCTGAAGGGCGATACCGCCAAATCTGCTCAGATTGCCGATATGGCTATGCAGGATATGTCCGACAATGCCAATAAGATGGGCACGGATATGTCTTCCATCCAGACGGCATATCAGGGCTTTGCCAAGCAGAATTACACGATGCTGGATAACCTTAAATTGGGTTATGGCGGCACCAAAAGTGAAATGGAGCGCCTGTTAAGAGACGCTCAGAAGATCTCCCATGTTAAGTATGATATCAACAATCTGAGCGATGTTTATTCGGCTATCCATGTCATCCAGAATGAAATGGGTATTACCGGAACTACCGCTAAAGAGGCAATGTCCACTATTTCCGGTTCTGCCGGAGCTGCTAAAGCAGCGTGGCAAAACGTGCTTACTGCGATTGCCGGAGGCGGTGAAGGGCTTGATCAAGCTGTCAATTCATTAATGACAACTGTTTTCGGAGGATCCGATGGCGGAGGTCTGCTGAATAATTTGCTTCCTGTTGTCGAAACAGCAATTAACGGTGTAGGCTCTTTCATCTCGACTGCTGCCCCACTGATTCTGCCGAAGATAACAAGCCTGGTTTCAAGCCTGCTTCCGGGCCTCATAGCGGCGACGTCATCCGTTTTGAGTGCAATCACCCAGCAGCTGCCCACATTGGTCGCCTCAATTTCTCAGCTTATTCCTCAGATTATTTCAAGTCTGGCGACTTTGATCCCACAGCTTGCGTCATCCGGCGTGGAGATTATAAAAACGATTCTGCGTGGGATTTTGGATAATCTGCCGCTCTTGCTGTCATCCGCAGCAAGCATTATTTCGACTCTGGTTACTGACTTGGCGGGCCAGCTGCCGCAGCTGTTAACCATCGCGGTTCAAATCATTGGCCAGCTGGGAGCCGGGATCATCCAGAACGCGCCTCAACTGATTTCCAGCGCGGTAGAGGCAATTGGCACTTTCCTCTCTGGGATTTTGAAGGAACTGCCAAACGTGTTGACCGTTGGCGGCGATATTGTTGGAAAGCTCCTGGAAGGTATAAACGCCTCATTGCCAAATGTTATTAGCGCGTTTTCCACGGCAATGACCAATATTATTTCTGCCGTTTCCGAAGCGTTCCCAAGTCTGAGTGCTGGGATTTCCCAAATCGTGACGGCTTGTGAGCCGATCATTTCCATTGTCGCATCCAGTTTTACAACGACCGCCGGGATTATCGCGCAAGCCGTGGTCGATATAGTGGATAGCCTTGCCCCTTATACTCCTGCGATCACCCAGATGGTGGAAACTGTATCCACCAATCTCCCCAAGATCATAGACAGTTTTACCGGTTTGGCAACTTCGATCGGTAACACGATTGTTCAGATCGTGGAAGCCATCGCACCATACATTCCGGCTATAACTGAGATGCTGACTAAGACGGTCGAGAATCTCCCGGCCATTGTCGAAAGCTTCTCCGGACTGCTGTCTCAGGTTACGCCCATTATCAGCTCTATTGCAGATCTGATTAAAACCATCGGACAGGCGATTGTCGATATCGTCAATTCCGTGGGATCAAATCTGTCTTTGATAGTTGATGCATTCTCCGGGTTCAATACCTCGTTGGCTGTTCCGATCAAAGCCGTCGGCGATGCTATCAGCGGCATGATTAACGCTATCAGCGATGGCATTGTGGCGGTAAACAACAGCATCTCCGGAGTGCTGGATAAGCTCGCGGGCGTTTTTGATTCCATTGGTCAGGCTGCATTAAATGCCGGTCAAGGCTTCAAGACAATTGCAGATGCTTGTGTTGATCTCGCCAATAACACCTCTGTGATTGACCTGGCTGCTACGTTGGGCGCTGTGGCCACGGGCATTAAAAACATAAATCATGAGGCCAAGTGGGCTTATGATAACAAGATCGGCGAATCCATCGGTCAGGTGGGTGCGGGGCTAAAGACTCTTGTTGACTATTCCAAGGGTCTGGATGCCGTATCGACGGCAATGGATACGTTTGCAGAGTCTGTTAAAAAGATCAACAACGAGACTAAGGGCGGCACGGCTTCACAGAATGTAGCTAATTTCGGAGCAGCCATTGGCACGATGGTAACCAGCGCCGGGGCTGAATTTGACTCGCTTGGGACCAAGGTGGAGACGTGCCTGGAAAAGATAAAAGCACTCTGCACGGAAGGATCTGCGTCGCTGTCACAGCTGGCCAACACGATAAAAACTTCCCTGTCCAGCGATAAGGCAGAATTTAACACCAATTTCAATTCGATGCAGAGCAAAACAAGCTCTGCAATGAGCGCTGTGTCCAGGAGCGTTTCTTCCGGGATGTCGAGTTCTAAATCGACAATGTCCTCGAAATTTAGCGAGATGTCCAGGTCAGCTACTTCCGGGATGAATTCTTCCACCAAGGCCGTTAGTAGCGGTTTGGGAAGAATGCAAGGCATTTTCAACAATACTTCCTTCAACTTTGGTTCATATATCAGGCTACCTCATTTCGGAATGGGCGGCAGATTTGACGCTGAAACTGGCGAAGTCCCTTATGTATGGGTTAATTGGTACGACAAGGGCGGTATTTTCGACCATCCATCAATCATCGGTGTTGGTGAAAAAAGGCCAGAGTTTGTTGGCGCATTGGATGATCTGCGGGAAATCGTTCGTGAGGAATCCAACACAGCCAATGTTACCATCAACGTTTACGGCTCTGATGGGCAGAATGTAAAAGAGCTTGCTAACATTGTTATGCAGAAAATCCAGAACAATATTAACAGGAAGGAGGCGGCTTTTGCATGAGGAAAGGTATAATTAGCTGGAACGGGGAACGCTCCGACCAGTATGGGATTTACGTTGAGAAGTACCCGAACTTTCAAAAGCCGCTACGGAAATTTGACAAGTATACTGTTCCGGGCCGGAATGGTGATATTATCATGATGCAGGATGCTTGGGAGAATGTTGAGCAAAAATATGATATTTTCGCTGGGAACGGAGAGAAACATTCCGTTCCCGACTCTTTTTCTCATGTTGCTGATTGGCTTTATTCTCCGAATGGCTATTGCGAGTTGTGGGATGATTTTGATCCAACGCATTTTCGGCTTGCTTATGTATCAGAGCAAATTAATGTTGATTCTCTTTCAATCGGCAGAGTAGGACGGGCTACCGTGACATTTAATTGCAAGCCGCAACGCTTCCTGATGTCAGGAAAAAATCAAATTGAAATTCATGCGACACCATTTACTGTTTATAATCCAACAGCATTTGCGGCTAAGCCACTTATTTTTGTAGAACGATCTGCCGCCGGAAGCGGAACAGTATCTGTTAATGGGACTATATTCACTATTACCGATCTGCCGGAATACGGATTGTTTATAGATTGTGAAAAGTTAAATTGCACAGATATCAACGGGAATAACATGAATAGCATTGTTTCGTCAAACACAAATAAATTTGCAACGTTAGATGCTGGACAAAACGCCATTGGTTCTACGGGCAATGTTTCGACTATGACTATAACCCCAAGATGGTTTGAATTGTGATAGTCTGGAGGGTATAAATGTATCCAATTCTATTTGAACATGATGCGTTATCATGGAACAGCTTTGGCATCGGGGTTCTGTCTGATGCTATTACTTGCGAAGTTGAAGAGAATCGCAATGGTTCCTATGAAGTGGAGTTAACTTATCCTATCACGGGTGCTTTTTTTGCCGAAATCAAATTGCGTAGATTAATCTTGGCAAAGCCTAACTTTTCTGATGATCCGCAACCTTTTAGGATTTATTCCATCAGCAAACCGTTGAACGGTATTATTACGGTCAACGCCCAACACATTAGTTATGATTTATCTGGATATGTAGACGCTCCGTTTACGGCGGCTGGTAGTCAATTAGCTATAAGCAAATTAACCGACTCCACCATTATCTTCCCCTCCTCATGCCCGTTTTCTTTTTCCTCAAACATCAATAGCAGTAGTAGTTTTTCTTTAAACCATCCAGAGAGCATCCGGTCAATCATGGGAGGAATAAGGGGAAGCCTGATTGATGTATATGGCGGTGAATGGCACTTTGACAGGTTTAATTGTCAGTTGCATTCCGCAAGAGGTGAAAACCGTGGAGTAACAATTAGATATGGAAAGAACCTTACAGATTTAAATCAGGAAGAAAACAACACTAAAGTATACACGGCGGTTTATCCTTATTATTACAATGGGGATGCTAACATTCTTGTCACACTCCCAGAACGAGCAATAAATGTGCCGGGGGTGTTCTCATATACAAATGTGCTGAACCTTGATATGTCTAATGATTTTGAGGAAACTCCAACTGTAGCAGATTTGCGAAGCAAAGCTGAACAATATATTACACAAAATGATATCGGCAAACCAATTGTGAATCTTACGATAAGTTTCCTTGAAGATGTAGGCGTTACCGAACGTGTAGATCTTTGTGATACTGTTTCGGTATACTTTGAAAAATTGGGTGTAACGGCAACTGCTAAATGCATCCGTACGAAGTGGGATGTCTTAAAAGATAGATATATTGAAGCTGAATTGGGATCGGCAAGAAACAGCCTTGCAGAAGATATTGCTAACTCTTCTGAAATTGCAGATGTCATTGATGAGAGAACAGCACAATTTAAAAGAATTGCGGCTGGTATAGTCGGGAAAGTCACTGGCAATTCTGGCGGTTATATTGTTTTGCACGATACTAATAACGATGGAGAGCCAGATGAGATCCTGATCATGGATTCAGATGATATAAATACTGCGGTTAAGATTATCAGGTTCAATAATGCTGGTATTGCCTTCTCAAAAACAGGCTACAACGGTACATACAACACTGCATGGAACATTGATGGTGAATTCGTAGCGGATTTTATAGCATCCGGCGAACTCCATACAGACATGGTTAAAGTTTTGGGAGATACCAATTTCTATTGGGACAACAACAATATAACCATTGTAAGCCCAACAGATTCAAATAAAATGATTCGCTTTGGAAAATATGACGGGGTGAATTATGGCATTGGATTTAGTATAGATGGCGGCACAACGTGGAGTTCTGGCCTTGATTTTAATGGAATTAGATTGTTAAACCCCATCTCTGGCGGTTGGGCAAAAATGGATGGCGAAACTTTTGAGATAAGGGACGCAAACGATGTAACCACCGCTTATATTGGGAATTATGAAGGTTGTGTTGACATAGATGGGAACTATGTCACAGCACCAAGATATATGCTTGGTACAAGAGCATTAGGAACGGATGTAGGTATATATAGTTTCGCTGGTGGTCGTGAAACGGAGGTTTCCGGGGCGTATGCCATCGCAATAGGTTATAAAGCCGCTTCTAAATCATTCTACGCTTCAGCGATTGGCTATTATGCTAATGCATTAGGCCAATACGATATAGCAATCGGCTATGAAGCTACGACATCGGGTAGAAGTAATAATATTGCTATAGGTGCTTTTTCTAAGACAGGAGGTGCATTTTCTTGTGCGATTGGATATGAAACAAATGCATACGCTGATTCTATTGCGTTAGGATACAACACTCTTGCTGAAGAAGGCTCCTGTGCTGTTGGGTATAGCTCCCGTGCAAGAGGTCAATACAGTGTTGCGATAGGTCGAAATGTTGGCGTATATAAATACGAGATTCCCGGCGCAAGATATTCCGTTGGAATTGGTTATAACATCAATATTTCTGAAGAATGTTGCGTTGCAATTGGTAATAATTCCGAATCGAATGCCAAATATGCAGTTGCAATAGGGACTAATTGCGTATCTTCTGCAAGCGGTTCTGTAGCTATTGGCTATATGGTCAATGCGAATGGAGAAGGACAGCTTGCGTGTGGATCGTATAATTCCGGCGGGGCTAATTACAAGTTTATTGTAGGTAATGGTACGGCAGATAATGCAAGAAGCTATGCCTTTCGTGTACACAAAAACGGCAATGCGGCCCTTGCTGGAACGTTGACACAAAATTCAGATGCAAGGCAAAAGGATATCATTGGTGATGTTCCAGATCTTTCTAATGTGCGTGCTGTTAAATTCGTTTGGAATGACAAGAAAGCAAATCACGATGGTCGTGAGCATATAGGGTATATTGCACAGGATGTTGAAAAAATAGCACCTTATTTAGTGGAAACAGATGAAGACACAGGTTATAAATCAATTGAATATATTGAATTGCTCTGTGCCAAAATTGAACAGCTTGAAAAAACGGTTGAAAGGCTAACCAAACGGGTTATAGAACTGGAGGGAGCAACTGCATGACAAGACAAACGATAACAGTTGACATTGTTCCGGGGAAAGATCCGGTAAAACGCTTGAATATGACTCAAGGGGATATTGGTAGATCACTTGGCGTGTACATTAAGCAAAACGGCACTCCTTTGGATTGTTCTGCATACACAGTTGAGCTTTATGTATTAAAGCCGGACGGAAACTATTTTTCCTCGCTTGTAACAGTTGATGCAACAGAGCATAATCTGATCACATGGAATACAGCACAACAGGAAACGCCGCTCTTCGGTGAGTGTGCCGCCCAGATCAGAATCAGGCAAGGCACTAACAATATCGGAACCGCTGAGTTTGTGGAGTATATCGAAAAGTCTCCTAACCAGATTGGGATTGAAAGTGTTACTGATGTCGAAACGATCGAACAGTATGTGGCTATGGCTGGCGAAAAAGCATTAGAGTCTTCCGTAAACGCTCAAAGTGCGGCAAGTAGCGCCCAAGATGCTGAAGAAACTCTTGAAAACATTGCCAGTGCTATTTTATCAAATACTTTGGTGGAAACGTTTAATATTAGTATTGGTACTGTAGCGGCAGGCATAAAAAAACGCAGGACTGCGACAATAAACAAATCTGGCTTCCGTCCTATCGGTATCGTTGGATTTTACATCAGCGCATCGGGGCAAGATTATTTAACATTGCTATCAGTTAGAGATGCTTATTTGTCCGTGCGGGAATCCGGAAAGGCAATAGTTACATATACGGTAATGAACGATGATAGCATAGATTATAGGAATGTGGTTTTGCATACTGATCTATTATGGATTAAGGAATAAAAGGGGGTTTGCCAAATGGATAGACAAACAATAACAGTCGATATTGCTCCCGGCAACAGTCAGGTCGAAAGGCTTGGGTCATCTCAGGGAGACATCGGGAGACCGATGGGTGTTTATATCATCCAGAATGGCGTGGCGCTGGATTGCTCTGCTTACTCTGCGGAGCTTTATATCATTAAACCGGATGGTAAATTCTACACGACCCAGGCCACCGTGGATTCCACGGTAACGAACCTGATTAAATGGGAAACTGCGCTGCAGGAAACGCCGGTCGCCGGATCTTGCGCGGCTCAGATCCGGATCGCAGCCGGAGACGATGATATCGGAACCGCTCGTTTTGTCGAATTTGTTGAAGCTTCGCCGGGTGATATGGGATCTGCGAGTGAATCCGAAGTCGCACTTTTGACGGAGTATGTCCGTCAGGCTCGCGAAAGCGCGGAAAGCGCAGGAAGAGATGCCACGACAGCATCAGGCGCCGCATCATCTGCCTCCGGATCAGCGTCAACGGCTACTACTGCTGCAAACACAGCGATGCAGGCAGCAACAGCTGCGACAGCTGCGGCGGATCGGGCGGAGGCTGTAGAAGAGTCTATCCCGGCAGATTACACCCAGTTAAGCGACGATGTAACAGGATTAAAGAGCGCAATTGGTGACTACCAGAAATATATTATCGGTGTACCGGATTTAATGCCTAGCGTGACAAATGAATACTATTTGGACGACTCCGGTGTTCCAACGTCATATTCTGGATTTTATTATACAGATTTTATACCCGTTACACCCGGCAAGGAATATAAAATATTGTATACCTCAAGCACTACTACAAACCCATTGAGAGTGCATGGATACAACTCAGAACAAACATGGGTTGAAATGTTGAAAAAATTAAACGTTGGGGGCGGAGGTAATGATGTTGTTGATTCACAAACCGTTACAATTCCTGCCGGTATTTCGTTTATTCGTATTTCAACATATGGTAACAAACCACTCCAAAGCATTTATCAGGTTGGAACAAACGACATTAACGGTAGAATCGACAATAAGCTTGACTCAAAAGTACTGACAGAAATTGATTTTTCGGCATATGATAATGGGTATATAAAGCCTGACGGAAGTATTGTTATTTCTGGAAACTGGAAGCATAAAACTATCAGCAATGTCAAAAAGGGAACTGTTATCATAGCATCTGTTTATTGCTCTGACTCGTTAAGAGCAATTATGCTGTTTGATAATGAAGGTTTTGTTGAGGGGACAGAAATACAGGCTTCCGGCACGCATACATTTACAATCACGACATCAAAAACCGGGACAGTTTATATTAATTTTTCTGCATCTTATTCTGCATCTGGTACAACGTTGTTTGCTTATGACATTGATGGCATGATGCAGGAGATTGATGATCTGGAAACTGATACCGAAATACCGTATATGTCCATGTTCCATAAAATAGGTATATGTGGTGATAGCCTTTCTTCCGGGGAAATATATAATGGTTCTGCTATGCGTGATTGCTATAAATATTCATGGCTTGCGAACATTGCCCACAGTATTGATGCGGAATACGTGCATTACTCAAAAGGTGGCCTAACTTCTAAAGCATGGTGGAATGATGCAAGCGGATATAAAACAGCACTTGCCAACGAAACAGAAAAACCATCTGCATATTATGTTGCTTTTGGAACGAATGATAAAAATCAATCAGAATATGGAATTGGGACAATTTCAGATGTTGCCGGAACGGACTCTTTTGTTGGATACATGAGAGCAATCATTGAATATATCCACACAAATCAGCCGAATGCGGTTGTCTTTTTGGTGTCAACATATAATACATCTGATGCATCAACACCATATAATGAAATGATTTCAGATATTACTGACTTGTATAATTATTGCTATTTTATTGACTATGCAAATCACGGAACAGTATTCACAACTCAAAGTAGCATTTTCGTTGAAAACTCGCATTTTTCCACATTGGGATATATCAAAGTAGCAACAACAATAAAAAAACTGACAGAAACCATTATGAAAAACAATCTGACAGCATTCAAGTATTTCGGATTGGATAACTATTCTGTATGATAAGAAATTAAATAACACTTTAACACAAATCGACCGGGGACGATGAGGGCATCTTCCCCGGTTTCCTTTTGAGACTGCGCGAGGTGGTGATGTCATGGTCCAGTTCCTGATCGGTATGCTTGTGGGCGCCTGCGCGACCGTTTTTGTGCTGGCGCTGATGGTCGTTGGAGGTGGTGAGGATGATACAAAGAGATGATCTGATCCGGCTTTTTCAGCGTATGTACAATGAGCATTGGTCTTATGTCTGGGGAGCTGCGCAAAAAGGCTGCGTCGATTGTTCCGGCGCGCTGGTATATGCATATATGCAGCTGGCCGGGAAGAGCGTTATACATGGGAGTAATGGCCAGGCGCGGCGCTGGATTTCTGGAAGCATGATGCCAATCACCATGGCAGCGCCGGGAATGGTCGCATTCAAAGCTCGAAAACCGGGAGAAGAAGACTACGACTTGCCGGAGAGGTACCGCGAGCGAGGCGCAAGCTACACGGGAGATCTGATGGATTATTACCACGTCGGCCTGATTGATGATGATCCGCGCTACGTTCTCAATGCAAAGAGCGCAAAAGCGGGGTTTTGTCGAGATCTTCTGACTGCGTCGCATGGCTGGGATTTTGTCGCGTATCTTCGCGACGTGGAATATCACGAAGGAAAGGATGGAAAGAAAGAGGTGGAGATTATGAGAGCGGTAGTTTCGCTTCCCAGCGGGGCGGCTGGTTCCACGGTCAACATGAGAGAAAAGGCGATGGCATCCGCGAAGCTGGTTTGCCGGGTTCCGGTGGGATCTGTGGTGGATATCCTGACCGACCAGGGCACCTGGTGCAAGATTGACTATATCGGTAAGCAGGGCTGGATGATGTCAAACTACCTGGAATACACCGGGCAAGAGGGCGAAGCCAGCGGAGATCCGTTAACAGAAGAAGAGCGAGCCAAGATCGAGGCGGCGCTTGCTGAGAT